GTAATTAGGAAACGAAAATGGCTTTGTACCTAAAAGAGACTCTGACTTTTAATCACGCTGGCATCCAAATTTTGGAGGAAGATACCAGCGATGGTAAAGGTAAGACTCTGAAAATGAAGGGGATATTCATCGAGGGAGGCGTGAAGAACGCTAACCAACGTGTTTATCCTGTTCAGGAAATCTCTAAAGCCGTTAACACTATCAATGAACAAATCAAGGGTGGTTATTCAGTTCTAGGCGAATTGGATCACCCTGATGATTTGAAGATTAACTTAGATCGTGTCACACACATGATTGAAAACATGTGGATGGACGGACCCTGTGGTTACGGACAATTAAAAATTTTACCAACTCCGATGGGCAAGATTGTTGAGGCAATGTTGACTAGCGGTGTTAAGTTAGGTGTTAGCAGTCGTGGTAGCGGCAATGTTAACGAAAGCAGTGGCCATGTGAGTGATTTTGAAATCATTACTGTGGACATTGTTGCACAACCGAGCGCTCCTCATGCCTATCCTAAAGCAATTTACGAAGGTTTGATGAACATGCGCGGCGGCGCACAGTTACTTGAGGTGGCTCGTGAAGCATCTCAGGATCAAAAAGTACAGAAGTACGTTGAACAAGGCATTAAACGCCTTATCAAAGACCTTAAAATCTAAAGGAGTATGGAACCAATGTTAGACGCTATCAAACCATTGTTGGAGTCTGGTATCATTAATGAGGGTACTCAAAAGGCAATTTACGAAGCATTCGAGAGTCGTATCAACGAAGCTCGTGAGCAAGTTCGTGCAGAATTGCGTGAAGAATTCTCTCAACGTTACCAACACGACAAACAAGTTATGGTTGAGGCTCTGGACAAAATGGTGACAGAATCTTTAACTGCTGAGATTGGCGAATTCCAATCAGAGACACAAAAGTTGGCAGAAGATCGTGCGAGATTTAACTCTCGTATGGTTGAAGCTACTGAGAAGTTCGATAACTTCCTAGTTACTAAACTAGCAGAAGAAATCCAAGAACTTCGTGCAGATCGCAAACAATACGAGAATAGCATTGCTAAACTTGAACAGTTTGTTATCAAAGCTCTGGCTGAAGAAATTCAAGAATTTGAAGCTGACAAACGTGCAGTGGTTGAAACCAAAGTGCAGCTTGTCGCTGGTGCTAAAGCAAAACTTGCAGAACTTCAATCTGCATTTGTTGCACGTAGCGCAGCAATGGTTAAAGAATCCGTTACAGCTAAACTAGAGTCTGAAATGACTCAACTAAAAGAAGACATTCAAATCGCTCGTGAGAACATGTTTGGACGTCGCCTATTCGAAGCATTTGCTAGTGAATTCGCTGTTACTCATCTTAATGAGAACACAGAAATCGCTAAACTACGTCAAATCGTTGATACACAGACTGCTGTTATCGCCGAAGCACGTAAGGTTGCTGATGAGAAGGCAGTCTTGGTTGAATCAAAAGAAAAAGAATTACGTATTATCAAGGAATCGGCAGATCGCAAGGCAAAACTTGCTGAAATGTTGAAACCATTGAACAAAGAGAAGGCCACTGTAATGGGTGAACTTCTTGAATCAGTGCAGACCGACAAGTTACAGTCCGCATTTGATAAGTATCTTCCTGCTGTACTAAACGGCGGTGCACCTGCTAAAGCAACTGCTAAAGTTGCATTGACAGAAAGCAAAGTCGAAGTAACAGGAGATAAATCTGCTAAACACGTTCAGAAACAAGAAGTTGTGGAAACAGCAAATGTTTTTGAATTAAAAAGATTAGCAGGGCTAAAGTGACTTAACCCTAAAAGGAAAAAGGAAAGAAAATGACACAAGCATTATTAGAAAGCCGTTGGGGCGAGACAAAAGACGCTCTGCTAGAAGGCTTAAACGGTTCTAAAAGAACCAACATGGCAGTAATTTTGGAAAACACACGCAAGCATTTGGCTGAAAACGCTACTGCTGGCGCAACTACAGCTGGTAACGTAGCAACACTTAACCGTGTTATTCTTCCAGTTATTCGTCGTGTTATGCCAACTGTTATCGCTAACGAAATCATCGGCGTTCAGCCAATGACAGGTCCAGTATCGCAAATCCACACACTACGTGTCCGTTATACAGACAACGTAACTGGTACAGGCGGTGCAACTGGTACTACAGCTGGTGACGAAGCATTGTCTCCATTCAAGATCGCTACTGCTTACTCTGGTACTACAGCTGGTTATGCAAGTTCTACTGCATCTCTAGAAGGCGTTCCTGGTAACCGTATCAACGTTCAAATCTTGAAGCAAGTCGTTGAAGCTAAGACTCGTAAGTTAAGCGCACGCTGGACTTTCGAAGCTGCTCAAGACGCTCAAGCTATGCACGGTCTTGATATCGAAGCTGAAATCATGGCTGCTCTAGCTCAAGAAATCACTGTTGAAATCGACCAAGAAATCATCGGTTCTTTGAGCGCATTGGCTGCTACTGACTACGCTTACGACCAAGCTGCTGTATCTGGTACAGCAACATTCGTTGGTGACGAACACGCTGCATTGGCTGTTTTGATCAACCGCTCTGCTAACTTGATCGCTCAACGCACTCGTCGTGGCGCAGGTAACTGGGCTATCGTATCTCCGGCTGCATTGACAGTTCTTCAATCTGCTACTACAAGCGCTTTTGCTCGTACAACAGAAGGAACTTTCGAAGCTCCAACAAACACAAAGTATGTCGGTACATTGAACGGCGCAATGCGCATTTATGTAAACGCATACGCAAACGACAGCACTCCAGTATTGGTTGGCTATAAGGGTTCTTCAGAAGCTGATGCTCCAGCATTCTACTGCCCATATATCCCATTGATGAGTTCTGGTGTTGTTCTAGACCCTAACACATTCGAACCAGTCGTGGGCTTCATGACTCGTTACGGATATGTTGAGTTGACAAACACAGCGTCATCTCTTGGTAACGCTGGTGACTACGTTTCTGAAATCTCTATCAGCAACTTGTCGTTCCAATAATCATCTGTTCGGGACCCCAGCTTCGGTTGGGTTTACAGAAGGAAACAGGAAAGCGCC